TTCAGGTCTAGCATCTGTTGGGCAAGGTATTCTAAATGCTTTCAGCGGTATTGCAAACATTGGCGTAAAAAAATTACCTCTTGCAAATGACCTAGACAAGTATTCAAGCTATTCATGTGTTTTTACTTTGTTTGCGTTAGACAAGGCAAGTTTTAATGTTCCTGAAACAAGTTACATTAAAGGATTAGGTCAATTGCCAATAGTACTACGTAGTGGCAACGGATATCCTAACAATCGTATAAAAACAGATTTAGGAAAATTTGATTTTTATATTGACGACGTAGTTGTTCACAGCAATTACGGATTTAATCCTAAAACAGGAAACTCTCATGCTTATGCAATTGATTTTACAGTTGTAGAACCGTATAGCATGGGTATGTTTCCGTTGTCATTAAACCAAGCCGCTACAAAAGCCTTGAAAAAAGATAAAGCAGATAAAGATCAAGTTACAAATTTTATGATATGGCCATTTTGTTTGTCTCTACAATTCATGGGAGAAGATCAAAACGGATCGTATTCAGCAGTTCCAAAAACTACAAAATATTTTACTATACATTTTACAGATATTCAAATGGACGTTTCTGAAGGCGGCGCAAGATATACATGCAAAGCTAATGCAACTTCAGAAAGTGCGCTACTACATTCAAACGTTAAACTAACATCGGAAATGTCATTTGCCGGCAGAACAGTACAAGAAGTATTACAAACTGGCCCACAATCATTAACGGCAATTATTAATGACCATTTAAAAAAACAAGCTGACGGAAAATATACTCCAGACGAAATTGTGATTATGTTTCCTAAAGACCAATCTAGTGCAAAATCATCTGGTAGCGGAAATCAAGGCGCCAGTGAACAAACAGCTTCACCAACTGTATCAACACAAGCAAGTGTTAGAGCTGTAGATAACTCTATAGCCGCGGCATCTGCAAAAAGTGTGTTCGATGTTGTAGGTGTAGCAAGAGAATCTAAATCGCAATCGTTATATCAAACTACTCCATTAAATTCAATTGGAATATCTAAGTTAGGATACGGCAACACCCGAGAAGGATATCCTGTTTCGCCCGGTGTTGGAATTTACGATGAAAAAACACATAACTGGGATCAGTCGCAAATTGCCAAAGATCCAACATTGAGTTCTTATGCAATAAACTCTGATTCAACAATTACAAATGCAATTAATCAAGTATTACTGTCTAGCGATTATGCCAGAGACGCTTTAAAAGCTGATAAAATTAAAGAAGGCGGCATGCGCACAATGTGGCAAATTATTCCAACATATTATATGTTGAAATCTGATAATAACGCTAAATTTGTCGGTCGCCCTCCAAGATTGATTGTTTTTAACGTTGTACCATACGACGTATTATCTACCACATTAGGCGTACCCGGTTCAAACATATCAACTACCCATTATAAACAATTATTAGCTAGTGCGCCTAAAGTATATGATTACATTTATAGCGGAAAAAATACACAAGTAAAAAAATTAAACATACATTTTGACGCCTTGTTTAGATCACTATTACCAAACGACATGAGCAAACGTTCTAAAGATGCAGTAACACAAAAACAAAACTCTTCTTTAGTTGATCCAAACGCTGTAGATGTTGATTTTCGAGGCGGCGCAACGTCTAACAACCCTACGGCTGGATTAGAATATATTATGTCGTTTGCAGGCACTAATGCACCAACAGATGGTAAAGGCGCTGGCGGCACAGAAACAGAAGAACATCGTATGGCACGTTGGTTTTATAACGCAATGGTGAAGGGAGCCGATATGATGGAACTAGAAATGGAAATAGTAGGAGATCCGTTCTGGCTCAGCAGTAGCGGTTGGGGAAATTATCGATCAGCCGCTACCACTTATTGGAATGTTAATTCTGATCTAAGTGTTAATCATCATAACGGGGAAGTGGATTGTATTGTTCGTTTAAGAACTCCAACGGATATTAACAGCGTTACAGGTTTGTATAATATGAACGGATCTAAAGCATTAACGCAGTGGAGTGGTTTGTACAAAGTATTTCATGTTGAAAGTCATTTTAAAAACGGCGAATTTTATCAAATTATCAAAGCAAACAAAAGACAAATTACACCAGCAGACGGACAAGAAATTGTTTACTCTACAGTTACAAAACCTGCTCCAGCACAACCTCTTGCAAAAGTAGCCGGTGGTGACGGAACTTGGAGCGCATGATGTCAAGCCATAATAACGAAAATAGAGATAATAGACGGTCAGCCGCTAGTTTACCCAATGGTAAACCTGGCCCGTTTTTAGCTCGAGTTATACAAGTAGTTGATCCTGAATACATGGGTAAGATTCGAGTCCAAATTCTCCACCAAGGCGCCAGTGGTAATTTAGTCGATGGTGAATTAGCGTGGGCAACTTATATGAGTCCGTTCTACGGAGTAACTAGTGCAGACTATCTAGGACAAAATGCTAAAGGTAAACCCGCATACGATGACACACAAAAAAGTTACGGCATGTGGGTTCCAACACCTGACATTGGTTCTCAAGTTATTGTAATGTTCTTAGAAGGCATGGCCAATCAAGGATACTGGATAGGCTGTGTACCAGAACGTTACAAAAATTTTATGGTTCCTGGACTAGCATCGACAACATTGAATATTGATTATGTTAATAGTTCTAAAGTTCCTGTTGCTGAATTTAATGCAAAATTAAACAAACAAGCCGGCGACATGGCAACTAATGCTATTAAACCTGTACATCCTTATATCTTCAAAGCATTAAAAGATCAAGGTTTAATCAATGACGACATACGAGGAACTACAAGTACAAGTGCCAGACGAGAAAGTCCAAGCAGAGTGTGGGGTGTTAGTACTCCAGGGCCTGTAGATAAAAACGGACCTGTTGGACCTGTTGGTACTATCGGCGATACTAAAAATGCGGCGCATAGCAGATTAGGCGGCAGTACATTTGTTATGGATGATGGAGATGCAAAATTTATTCGTTCTGGCAAACCTGGAGAAACACCACCTATCTATAACTATGTTACTCCTGGATCGGCACCTAATGGCGATGTAACGATTCCTCATAACGAACTTATAAGACTTAGAACAAGAACTGGTCATCAAATACTATTACACAATAGTGAAGATTTAATTTATATTGGCAATGCTAAAGGTACTGCTTGGATAGAGTTAACGAGTAACGGAAAAATTGACATTTATTCTAGTGATAGTATTAGTATTCATTCTGCTAATGATTTAAACATTACAGCAGATAGAGATATTAACATGGAAGCCGGCAGAAATTTCAACGTTAAAGCTAAAACTAAAGCCCAAATTGAAACAGGTGGCGATCTTAGTCTAGTAGTTGGTGCCAATGGATTTATTACCACAACTGGTAATTTAAATGTTAGCACTACTGGCAATAATTTGTTTACTGCTACAGGTAATACTGGAATAAAAAGCGGCGGAACACATGCAGAAACGGCTAGCAAAATTTATATGAATAGCGACGTTGCGGCCACAGCGGCAGGAAAAGCCACAGCATTTAAAACAAGTCAACTTCCTGATAGAGATAGTGCAGGCGGTTCTCGTACTTCTATGATGCGTAGAGTGCCTGCAAGAGAACCTTGGGCCCATCATGAAAATTTAGATCCTGCGCAATTTAAACCAAGCGTTACAGATAGAGAAGCAACAACAGCGTTTAAAGTTCCTGCTAAATTCCAGAACGATACAACGCCAACTGATACATTTAAACAAGGTAAAAAATAATGGCAAATAATACATTATACGATAAAATTGTTGTGCCAGCCGCACAAATTGCACAGCCTCCTATTCCAAAAACTTACAAAGGTTTTAGCACAATAAACAAGGCTAGCGAAGGATTTGCGTTGTACGATTTGGAACTAATCAAGCAAGATTTATTAAACTATTTCCACATTCGCAAGGGAGAACGTTTGATGAATCCTAGCTGGGGAACAGTTATTTGGGACAATTTATTTGAACCAATGACTGAAGATCTTAAAGCAACAATCGTAGCCAACGTTAACGAAATTATCAATAGCGATCCTCGACTAGTAGCTAAACATGTGGTTGTAACTACCTATGAAAGTGGCATACAAATAGAGTGTACTTTAACCTATTTGCCCTATAATATTACACAAAGTATGCAATTAAAGTTCGATCAAGACAACAATATCACTAGTGTATAATTAAGTGCGCACATAATAAAAAACGATAAATATGAATATTAGGATATATCAATGAGTGCAACCGATAGACAAAATAGACTGTTAGTAAACCAGGATTGGACTAAAATTTACCAGTCTTTCCGCAATGCAGACTTCCAAAGTTACGACTTTGAAAATCTACGCCGCACTATGATTGACTATATCCGTCAGAATTTTCCCGAAGATTTCAACGATTATATTGAGTCAAGCGAGTACTTGGCCCTTATCGACCTCATTGCGTATGTAGGTCAAAGCATAGCTTTCCGCGTTGATTTAAATGCTCGTGAAAACTTTTTAGAACTAGCTAGTCGTCGTGATAGTATTTTACGTCTTGCACGTATGCTAGGATATAATGCTAAACGTAATATCCCTGCACAAGGTTTATTAAAAATTACCAATATTACTTCTACTGAAAACATTATAGATAGTAACGGCCGTAATCTAGCTAATCAAGTAGTTACTTGGAACGACCCAACAAATAGCAACTGGTACGACCAGTTTATTGCCGTTATGAACGCGGCATTTAGTAGTACACAACAGTTTGGTAATCCAAGCGACAGTGCTACAATTAACGGCATCCAAACAGAACAATATAGATTTTCTGCGTCAAACAATAATGTACCGGTTTATTCTTTTAGTAAAACAGTAAACGGTACTGCTATGGATTTTGAAGTAACTAGTACAACATTCAGTGGCCAGAATTACATCTATGAGGAGTCGCCTAAGGTAGCTAACAGGATAGCTTGCGTATATCAAAATGATGGCCAAGGCAATGGTAGTAATGCTACTGGATTCTTTTTTAATTTTACACAAGGTACTTTAAATCAAGGCACATTTGCTATTAGTCAGCCAACTACAAATCAAAGTATTGATTTTGCAAGTTCAAATATCAATAATAACGATGTATGGCTATATCGTCTTGATGCAAATAATATAGAATCAGAACCCTGGACAAAAGTTCCAGCATTGTCTGGTAATAATATCATTTATAACAGTGTAATTAAATCTGTTAGAAATATTTTTAGTGTTACTACAAAAGCAGGCGATCAAATTAGTATCAACTTCGGTGATGGTAAATTTGGTAACATGCCATTAGGAACTTTTAGAGCTTACTATAGAATTAGTAACGGACAAAGTTATACAATTAACCCAGCTGATATTCGAGGCGTTACTTTAAGTATTCCATACACTAGTAATACTAACCAAGCAGAAACATTAACAGTTACACTAGCATTACAGTCGAGTGTAGCTAATGCGACCGCTAGCGAGTCTAACGATAATGTTAAAGCCAATGCACCTGCAAGTTACTATACACAAAACAGAATGGTTACTGGCGAAGATTATAATGTTAGCCCGTTATCAGCTACTCAGGAAATTGCAAAAGTAAAAGCAGTTAATCGTTCAAGTAGCGGCATTAGTCGTTATTTTGACCTTGTTGATCCAACCGGCAAATATTCTAGCACTAATTTGTTTGCTGACGACGGTGTAATTTATCAAGAAGATTACACAACTACATTTAATTTTTCATATTCCAGCAGAACACAAATTGAAAACGTAATTTACAATTCTATTGCATCTGTTTTAAAAGATCCAAATTTACGTAATTTTTATTACAGCAAATTTAATGGTGTTAACACTAGCAGTTTAAACATTACCTGGTATAACAAAACATCAGACGCATTACATTCAACAGGGTATATCGGTAGCTCACTAGCTGACGCTAAACCTTATCAGTTGTCTACATATACCAGTACTGATTTGCAATTTATTGTGCCAGGATCCTTAATTAAACTTCAAGCGCCAGACGGTTATTATTTCAATCGTAATAATAAAAACGCACTAGTAGCAGGCACTCCTTCTAGTTCAAACACCAGTACATATATTTGGACTGAAGTAGTAAGCATCGTGGGTGATGGTACTGCAAGTGGCGCCGGCGTTCTTGGAACAGGCTTGGGCCCAGTAGCATTAAACGATGTTATACCATCGGGCGCAATTATTACTCAAATTATTCCAGCATGGAAGACAACAATCAGCACTAGCGTGGTTGCTACAATGATTGATTTAATTACTAATAATAATCCGTTTGGATTACGTTATGATCTTTCTACACAAAGCTGGCAAATTATTTTCCAACCTAACTTAAATCCTACTAGCGATTTTAGTTTAAACCATCAGGGTGATCAAACTAATTTACAATTAGATTCTAGTTGGTTGTTGCTGTTTATAACAGACACAGTTACCTATACAGTTACAACACGTAAACTTCAATATGTGTTTGAAAGCGACAAGCAGTTGCGTTTCTATTTTGATACAACACAGAAAATTTATGATACATCTCTAGGAACTGTAGTAAACGATGAAGTTAAAGTATTAAGTATTAACACAAAACCTGGATCAGCTTATCCGTTTACATTTGATCAATCATTCAAAGTTGTATCGACATTTACAGGGTTAGATGGCTATATCGATACTAAAAAAATTGTAATTACATTCGGTGATAAATCTGGATCAAATATTGTCCAAGATCCAGATGCATTTAAAAATATTGTCTATGATGTGACAACAGGTGAGCCAAATTATATAGTTCTAGAATTATATACGGTTGAAGCTGGCCAAGAAGATTATAGATACGTTGATAACTCTAGCGAAATAGTTAAAATTATTACAAATGCATCAGCGATAGGCTCTTATTCTAATTATAATGATGGCCAGTATTTCTATCTAACAGATTTTGATGCAGTTGTTAAATTAGATTTAGCTACAAGTTCACTAGTGCCTTCTTTAGATTACAAAGTGTTTGTTGGTAGATCTAAATTAAAATTTCAATACAGACATAGTGCTGATGAACAAAGCCGTATTGATCCAGGTGTAAGTAACATCATGGATCTCTTTGTTCTTACAACAGGATACGACGTGATATTTAGACAATGGTTAGCAGGATCTATTCCCACAAAACCATTACCTCCAAGTAGTAACGAAATATATAACATGGTGGCACCAAGTTTAAATTTAATTAAGTCGATTAGCGACGAGTTAATTTATCACCCGGTAAAATATAAAATATTGTTTGGAAAACTAGCAGAGCCAGGATTCCAAGCACAGTTTAAAGTTATTGTTAACCCGGGCGTTGTTATCAGTGCAAACGATGTTAAAACACAAATTTTATCTGCAATTAATACTTTCTTTGCATTGGGCAATTTTGACTTTGGCGATACGTTCTACTTTAGTGAATTAGCAACGTATGTGATGAATAAACTAACACCAAATATTACAAACTTTGTTATTGTGCCAACAGGAAATACTTTATCGTTTGGCGGATTATATGAAATTACAGCAGGCCCCGATGAATTGTTTATCAGTGGCGCAACTGTTGACAACATCGATATTGTGACAGCAATCACACCAACAATTATTAATAGCTTAGGTAACACTAGCATATCATCTAACGTGATTTCTAACCAAGCATTAACTAGCTCAGCTTATGGATCAACAAACTAATGTCTGATAAAATTAACCCAACTGGTTCTCAAACACAAACCGCAGTAGATTTAATTCCTAAATTTTATCAGTCTCGCGACAACGTAAAATTTATTCAATCTACGATTGATCAATTAGTTCAAAAAGGAACTACGAAAAAAGTTAACGGTTATATTGGTAGAGAAAATGCAAAATCTGCAAACGGCAAAGATGTATTTGTCAAAGCCGCAGATCAAGCACGACAAAATTATCAATTAGAACCGGGTGTCTTAGTTAAGAATCAATTAGGTAATTCTGTTTTCTTTAAGGACTATATCGATTATATTAATCAACTAAATGTCTTTGGCGGAAACACACTAAATCACGAACGCATTAACAAACAGGAATTTTATTCTTGGAATCCCCATATTAACTGGGACAAGTTTGTCAACTTCCAACAGTATTACTGGTTACCGTACGGTCCTGAGACTGTTACAATTTACGGACAACAAGCCGCAACTGTTAGCACTTACAATGTAACAATTGAAACTGAACTATCTAATAAATCTTACATTTTTACACCAGACGGCTTAGTCCGTAACCCTGTGGTAAAATTGTATAGAGGACAAACTTATATTTTTAATATTAAAAGTCCTGGCGAGCCGTTTAGTATTAAAACAGCTAGAACAACTGGTAGCCAAGAACGTTACATTGAATCTACACAAGCAATTGATAACTTTGGCGTTATGGATGGGACTATCACTTTTGTAGTTCCAGAAAATGCACCTGACATTTTATATTATGTTAGCGAACGCGATAACAACATTGGCGGAATTTTTCAAATTTACAATATTGATAGTAACTCTTATATTGATGTTGAAAAAGAATTCTTAGGTAAAAAAACTTATTCTTATAAAGGTACTCCGGTTAGCAATGGAATGAAAGTTGCGTTTGGCGGCAATGTCACACCGGCGTCATACGCTTCAGGTGAATATTATGTCGAAGGTGTTGGCGATGCAATCGCATTAGTGCCATCTTCAGTGTTAGAAGTAATTGCACCATATACAAGTGTAAAATCAGTTAACTTTGACGAAACTCCATTTGATGCATATCCATTTGACGAAGCAAGTACATTTGCGTCTTACAAAGATTATATTGTAATTAATCGTTGTAGTAAAGATCACAGCGCATGGAGCCGATACAATCGTTGGGTGCATGTGGATGTTATTAATACCAGCTCAAAATTAAATGGAACAACACCTAATGTTGACCAAACAGCTCGAGCCATCCGACCGATTATTGAATTTGATGCTAACTTACGTTTGTTCAATTTTGGTAATCAAGCAATTACAGACGTTGATATTGTTGACGACTATACTATAGATGCATTTAGTAATGTAGAAGGACAAGCAGGTTATAACGCAGACGGAATTCAGTTGACTGAAGGAATGCGTATTATTTTCTTAAAAGATAACGATCCGTTAGTTGTTAACCGTGTGTATAAAGTAACATTTATCAATATTGAAAACAATGGCATTGGTGTTCCGCAAATTCATCTCGTGCCAGTTGAAATTCCAGTTGCTGATAATACTGTATTAGTTAAACAAGGTCAAAAATATCAAGGGTATATGTTCTGGTTTGACGGAACAACATGGATTTACGGCCAACAAAAAACAAAAACTAATCAACCTCCATTGTTTGATCTAGTTGACAATGATAAAGTTAAATTTTCAGATTACTCAGGCAGTACGTTTGCTGGTACAAAACTATTTTCTTATTCAGTAGGTACTGGATCTGCAGATCCAGTATTAGGTTTCCCATTAAGTTATCAAAATATTAATAACGTTGGCGACATTAAATTTGAATTTAATCTAATTAACGATTCTTTTGTTTATAAAGATTTAATTAAAAATCAAGACGGTGTTGTTACTGAGTACACAAACATCGGCTTTTTAGAAAAATTAAATTATGTTAACCAAATCGAATACGTTAACGGATGGCAAACTAGCCTAGTTACTCGTTATCAACCGGCTGTTAGAATTTACAAAAATTCTAACAAAGTTAATAATTTTGAATTAGACATTTATAATAACAAATCTGATCTAACTGATTTGGAAGTACGAATCTACATAAACGGAATCCGTTTAGATAAAGCTAATTGGAAAATTGCAGATGCGGCCAACTATAAAGTTATTAAACTTAATAAAGATATTGCATTAACAGATGTATTAACAATCAGATCATTTGCTAAACAGCCTATCAATAGCAACGGCTATTACGAATTACCAATTAACTTACAAAATAATCCGTTAAATGAAGATATGACTACGTTTACTCTAGGCGAAGTAATTGATCATGTTAACAGTATTATTGACAATATACAAGATTCATTTGTAGGTTCTTTCCCTGGAATTAATAATTTAAGCGACTTAGGCAATGTTACTCCTTACGGTACTAAGTTTGTACAACATAGTAGTCCAGGAAGTTTAAGTCTGTATCATATTACTTCTACTGACAACAACGTTGTCAAAGCGTTGGATAAAGCTAGAGATGATTACGGTAAATTTAAAAGAAATTTTATTGCGTTGGCTGAAAAAATGTCAGTGCAAGGCGGAGTAGTAGCACAAGTTGATGCTATTCTTAAAAAATTAACTTTAAACAAAGCAAAACTTGCACCTTATTATTTTAGCGATATGGTGCCATTCGGCGCTAATAAAATTAGCGAGTTTAAAGTTGTTGACCCACGAATTAAAACATATCCGTTGACTCTTAACACAACATATGACCAAACTGTTTTATCAAATAAAGCTGTACTAGTCTATATTGCGGATAATCAATTGTTATATGGCCGCGATTATACATTTACAAAAGACGGTTACATTAACATTTTAGCAACTTTAGTTTTAAAACAAACAATTACAGTTTATGAATATGACAACACTGACGGATGTTATATTCCAGCTACACCTACTAAATTAGGCTTGTGGCCAAAATATACTCCTAAAATTTTTAAAGATAATTCATTCTTGACTCCTGTTAAAATGATTCAGGGCCATGACGGTAGTTTAATTTTAGCCTACAATGATTATAGAGACGACTTAATTTTAGAATTAGAAAAACGAATTTATAATAACATAAATGCGACATATGATCCAACTGTATTAGATATTATAGGAATGACTCCAGGTTATTCTCGATCTACAGATTATTCATTGACAGAAGTTAATCAAGTATTAGCTACCTCGTTCTATAATTGGATCACAATGGTAGGCGAAGATTTTACCAAGACTATTGGGTTTGATAGAAATAATGCGTTCACTTATAACTTTAGAGGTCATAGTGCGCCTGACGGAAGAAGTGTACCTGGCTACTGGCGAGGTATCTATCGCTGGATGTACGATACAGAACGTCCTCACTTGTTTCCTTGGGAGATGTTAGGATTTACTGAAGAACCATCTTGGTGGGTTTCTTCATACGGCCCAGCACCATATACAAGCGATAACATTGTTATGTGGACTGATATTACTAACGGTGCAGTGCGTGTACCAGGGTCTGCTGTTACTTATAGACCTCAGTATGCCAAGCCTTTCTTGTTAAATCATTTACCAGTAGATGAGTCTGGAAATTTAATCAATCCAATTAGATCTAACGTAGCGTTGGGCGCAGTTACATCAGACATTGAATTAAATTATGTATTTGGTGACGGTAGTCCTGCTGAATCTGCATGGCGTAAAAGCAGTTATTATCCGTTCAGTGTGTTGTCTGCGTTTATGATTTTGAAACCAGCACAAACATTTGGAACCAGTTTAGATACTTCTAGAACAGCTAGAAACTTAGCAAATCAATTAGTTAACACTAATACTATGTTAAGAATTACCCCGGCTGATATTGCTATTCCAAGTATATATTCTACTGCAACTAGAGTTCAAACAAGTGGTATCATTAACTATCTTGTTGATGAATTAGTGCATGACAATTTAAGTTTTTACAATCAGTATCAATATAACTTAACAAATTTATCTGTACAATTAGGTTATAGACTAGGTTCATTCACAACTAAAAATAATTTTAATTTATTGTTAGACAGTAAAAACCCAGCCGCTACAGGTAGCCTATTTGTACCGCCTGAAAACTATAGTATAAACTATAACAGTTCAAGCCCTATAAAGAAAATATCTTATAGCGGAGTAATTATTACTAAGGTAGATAACGGTTTTGAAATTAAAGGTTATAGTTTAACCCAACCATTCTTTAATTACTATCCATGGTTACAAGGTTCAACCGGAATCAATGTTGGCGGAATCAGTAGTCCATATGCATTATGGTCTACAAATCAAATTTATAGTGTAGGACAGATTGTTTCTTACAATGGAATATATTACAGAACACTTGCTAATACAAATTCAGGTGATTCATTTAACCATACCGCATATCAAAAATTACAATCATTGCCAGTGTCTGGCGGCGTATCTGCAAACTTTAGAAAGTTGTGGGATCGAGATACTGTATTAACTGTTCCTTATGGTACAGTGTTTACAACAGTCCAAGAAGTAGTAGATTTCTTAACTGGCTACGGTGAGTGGTTAAAAGACCAAGGATTTATATTTGATGATTTTAATGATACACTAAGTGCAGTTACAAACTGGGATACCAGTGCCAAAGAATTTATGTTCTGGACTACACAAAACTGGTCTACTAATCCTGATATCATCGATTGGACACCAAATAAACTTATTCCAACCGGTACGATTGTAAAATATAACGGTGAATATTATAAAGCAGTTAATGTACAAACTGCAAGTGCTGTCTTTATTTCTGGTGATTATTTAAAATTACAAGATATTAATGCTACAGGAAATGCCGTAATTAGCCTAAGCCCTGCCGCTAACAAACTAACGTTTACAGCTGACATGGCAGTAATTGATGATATTAAAAATACATTTAATACCTACGAAATTTTTAAAGTAGACGGTACTACATTACATCCTTCAGATCTTGAAAGTATTCGCCAAGGCAATACTGTAAGCTATATTCCTAGAGGAAACAATGCAATTTATAATGCTAGTTTTTATCTAGTACAAAAAGAACAAATTGTAATATTAGACAATGTTACAATGTTTAATGATGTTATCTATAATCCAGCAAGCGGTTACAGACAAGAACGTATTAAAGTTTCAGGATTTGTTGCAAGCCAGTGGTTTGGTGGATTTGAAATTCCTGGATTTATTTACGACAGAGCTGAGATACAAGAGTGGCAACCATACACTGATTATTATCCAGGCGAGATTGTTAAACAAGGTCAATTTTATCTACAAGCAGATCCAGATGGTAGTATTGTACAGGGTACTGCTACCCTTGATACTAACCAGTGGTTCTTGTTGCCTGCAAAACCAGAAGCACAATTATTACCAAACTGGAGTTACAAAGCTAGTCAATTCCAAGATTTTTATAATTTAGACAATGATAATTTTGACACAGGTCAGCAAAAAATTGCTCAACATTTAATTGGCTATCAGGATCGTCAGTACCTTGACAATATTATTCAAGACAAGGTAAGTGAGTTTCAATTTTATCAAGGTTTCATTAAAGAGAAAGGAACACAAAATAGTCTTAATAAACTATTTGATGTATTGAGTTCAGACAATAAAGAAAGTGTTTCATTCTATGAAGAATGGGCAATTCGTGTTGGGCAATATGGTGCAAGTTCTGGTTTTGAAAATATCGAGTTTGTTCTTGACGAAACAGGAACAGTTAGAAATCCTCAAGGATTCCATTTAATACAAAGACCTGAACAAACAGTAGCAAGTAATTTTAATGTTTCAATTTTACCAGGCGAAGTGTATTTGTCTCCTATTGGATATAATTCAAACCCATTCCCGCTAAGTGATAATTTTAATCCAGTTTTAAGATCGGGCGGTTATGTACAACTAGGAGAAGATGTTGTACAGTTATCTAGCCTAGATAATATTACTTCACAACCTATAACATCTTATAAAGATGGTACTTTTATTTGGACACCATTTTATAAAAATTCTTGGAACATATACAGATTTACAAAGAGCCATTATTCTGTAGAAGATATCGTTGACAACGGTGATGGTACATTAAGCATTTATTTTAATTCTGCTGTTAAAAATGTGTCAGCTGGAGAATACATCGGCTTAGCACAAGTGACTTTTGCAGGGTTTTATAAAGTAATGAATGTTGCGGGAAATCATATTAAATTTGATTCTTCAAACATTACAAATTTTAAAACTCCGTTTACTGGACAAAGTGATATTATTGTATTTTTCTTGTTGCCTGCAAAGACAAATCATATAGATAACGCTAACGATTTAATTAAATCATATACTAAGCCGGGAGACAAAATCTGGACAGACGACGACGGCACAGGCCACTGGGCAACATGGCAACTATCTCCAGTCTATTCTAAAGATGAAATTGTTAACCAGGACAACATTGTAAGCGAATTTAAATATGCGGTTAATTGGACTCCAAATACGTCTTACAAGTTAGGAACAATTATCAATTATAATAATTCTTATTATTATACAATTTACTGGCACACTTCAGGTGCTACATTTACAAGTAACGTAACATTGTTAAGTTACGGTATTGATAGTTCAGGACAGACTATTACGAATTCTACTCCTAACCAGGCGTACAGTCTAGCAATTAGAAGTATAACACCTGATACGCTGTCGTCATTTGGTCAAGCCATTGCATTAAACGGTAATGGTACTTTGGCAGTAGTGTACACAGCAAAAGGTCATGTAGCAACTTACAAAAAAACTGGTGGAACTAATCCTTGGATATTACAACAAGTTATTTCACAACCGTACATTGCAGACACTGGAATATTAAACAAAAATCCAAATTCTCCAAGTACATTTGGAGAAACATTAGCAGTTAGTCCTGACGGTGTATGGTTAGTTATTGGCAGTCCTAAAGCTGGCTTGCCAACTACTGTTGTTGATACTGTAACTGGAAATACAATTTGTAGTACAGGTACTCCAACTAATATGCCTCATTATTCTACACAATTAGAAACTGGTGCAATTAGTTTGTATAAAAACGATAGCTATGACAATTATAATTTAATATTCACTCTAGTTACTGGTAATGATATTTCTTATGAACGTTTTGGTTCAACGATTGCTGTTGGTAACTCTGTTATGTTTGCAACAGCAATGTCCGCCAGTGGCGCATCAAAAGTTTACATTATCAATTTAAATGATCGAGGATTATGGATTGTTAATCCAACACCATTAACTGATCCTATCTTTTCTACAAATTTTGGAAAATCAATTGTTATATCAAACGACGATACTACTGTAGCTATTTCTAGCCCAAGTTCAGGAAAAGTGTTTGTTTATAATAAATCTACACAGGGTAATTATACTCTAGTTCAAACTGTTACTGATCCATCTATAGCATCTGCATTAACTGAATTTTCAATAACAATATTAGACGGCGGCTACGGATTTAAAAATAAAATTAATGATGTATACGACAATTTACTTCAGAATATTTCAACAATTAATGGTAGCGGTTCTGGATTAACATTTAATCTTGGTGTTGACACTAACGGTGTTGTACAATCTAGTTTAATTCAGTCCCCAGGTGTTAATTATAATTCAGGAGATATCTTAACTGTTATAAATCCGTTAGGTGTCGGTGGCGTTCTAAATGCAAATCTTGTAACAACTGGAACAGGATATAAAGATGCAACTAACGTACCTGTTGGGTATGCTCCAGTTGTAGCAACAGTAATATCTGGTTTAATAATCGCAGATACATTTGTACCAACAAGTAGTGTAACCGGCACATTAAAAGCTGGAATGGTTTTACGAGGTACAGGAGTTCCTGATGGTGTAACTAT